ACATTGTCCACTAGGTTTGGTAGCGATGAGAGGGCAGCGCAGACAGCGGTTCAAGTGGCCCAGGTTGAAGCTAAACTTAGGTTAGAGCGACAGAAGGTTAAGATATCTAAGAAGAAGCTAGACCTGGACACTAAGGCTCATGAGGATAAGTTGGAACTAGAGATAACCAAGTTCGCTCGTGACCTAACCCCTCAGGAACGAGAAGCGATGGCTAAGTGACCTTATTGAATGTCTTCAGTAACTTTGACTCTATGTAAGTCCTCGATTATAATGAAGCAAGGAGTACAACAAGAGGACGACTTCAATGTGTTTTTCAATTTCTTTATCACCAATACCTAGGTACATAGCAATAATAGAATCAACAACGTTCGAAAGGTTGGTTGATTACTTAGATGACATAGAGTCAGAGCTTAGAAGCACCAAGTTCATACCAGGTAGGGTTCTCCTAGACCTCAAGGTATGCAATGGGGAAGACTCGCCAAATAGGTACCATGTTATTAACTACGATGGCTTCAACCTCTTAGATAGATCAATGCGCCCTCTAACTCCTAGCTCCCATGGGTCATTATAATGGGTTTAATCAACGAACGCATATTAGCTAAGGCACTCCTTTTCCATTCCCTAAAGAGGGAGGCACCAAAGTATAAGAGTCTCGCTGAGTTCGTTGAAGCAACGTACCTTAGTCTCTATAACCTTCCTTTCATTATGACTAAGTATCACCTTCAAGTCTGCGAACTCTTGGAGAAGTGTGCTCGCAGGGAACTACCCCCTGATACTTATACCGTGGTAATTAACATTAGCCCTCGATTCGGTAAATCCATCCTAGCTACGCTCTACGTAGCCTACTGCTACGTCATGAATCCAGCAGCTAAGTTCCTTTATGTAACCTATTCCAAAGACCTAAGCTTCAAGTTCTCTCGTGAGGTCAAGGATGTCCTTAAGGATGTGTGTGGCTTAGGTAGCCAAATGAAAAAGGACTCCGTGGGTATTTGGACAACAGAACAACGAGGTGAATTCCTAGCAACCACGATAGGGGGGAGTGCTACGGGCTTTGGTGCCTCTGACGTCTACGCAACCCCGTTCAGTGGGGACGTTCTTTTCGATGACGCCAATAAGATTAGTGACACATTCTATGAATCTAGGAGACGTAAAGTCATTGAGAATTACAATAATACCTTCGTGTCTCGTAGGAACAACCTGGACAAAGTTCCACTAATCCACTTTCAACAAAGGGTTCATCCTCAAGATCTAAGCGGCTACATTCTCAATGAGTCATCCTATAAATATGTCCACCTTAAGATTCCTGCTATGAACTCCGAGGGAGAGTCAATATTTCCACAGCGCATATCAACTCAGTCCCTTCTTAACTTAAAGGACAATGACCCTGCTGTCTTCGCTGCCCAATGGATGCAAGAACCTATGACCCAAACGGGTGGGTTCTTTAATGTAGACAATGTGCAGACGGTATCAAGGAGTAAATTTGATAAGGAGATGCGCAGAGAAGTTAGATTCTACGTAAGGTCATGGGACTTAGCAGGAGTAGGTAGCAAAGGGTCTGAGAAGAAAGAGGATATTCTAAAAAGAGACTGGACTCGTGGGGTTAAGTTTGGGGTAATGGGGGACAGTATAGTCATTGTGGACATGGTGTCTCAGAGAGGGTTGGTTGAGGCCAATGATTCCTTGGTCAATGATACTGCGGCGTCAGATGGCTTCGATACTCACCAAGTATTCCCACTAGACCCTGCTGCTGCTGGAGCACATTACGGAGAGTTCCTAAAGAATTTACCAGGGGTTCGTGGGAAAGTGTCCGAGGTATTCCCTCAGAATGGGTCGAAGATAATTAGGGCCACTCCTACTAAGTCTCTAATCAACCAACGAAAAGTATTCATTGTGATGGATGACGAGGGGACTTTGTCGACCAGCGAGCAATTAGCCACATGGCAAGTGCAATTACTAACATGCCTCGGTGCATTCCCCTTTGGTGTCCATGATGACGCAACCGACGCATTGACACTAGGAACTCTTTATACCAAGGATAAATGTTCATTTATGAACTTTGGTGAGATGGGTGAATTCTTCACTGAGATTAACAAGGCACCTTTGGAGCCATGGGATCAAGGGTCAGGATTCTTTTAATCTAAGGTAATTACATCGTTCACCCAGTACTGCATACCTTCGAAGTAACCCTCATGAATAATCTCCACTCGGTACGGAGTAATCTCATCGTCTTCGTCGATTTCAACTACTTTGCATTTCAAGTCGTTGAACCTAGCTTCCTTAGATACGGTTAAACCTACGTAACCTTTTTCTAACTTCATTTGGATATCCTTTCCTTAATTTCCTTGACGTCTATGGCCCAAGTAATCATTCCATAGTGTCTGTGTGATTCATCAACTATTACAACTTTGTAAGGGCACCAAGTGCACGAGGAGTCTACCTCGAGTACTTGGACTAAAGACCCTCTTAACCAATCCTTCTCACTCTTAGCGATACCAATGAAACCAAGGGGTTTCAAATTCATACTTTCACCTTCGATTTCTTCTTTCTCCTACGAATCATTAATTTACCACGAGCGTTCTCGTAGACCTCTTCAACATCATTGACCCAATGAACTTCTCCATAGAGGCGATGATTCCCTGATATAACTTTGACACGATAAGGTAATGTGTCATCGAATTCATCTACCCCTACGATTTCAACCATAGCTCCATGTATTCTGGGGTAACCACTTACAGCTAAACCTTTGTCGCCTAATTCTAATTTCATGTTACACCTCGTTTCTTTTGATTAAGTAGTGAGATAGTTTCTTCATACCATTATCCAAAGCAATCTGAGCAGCGAAGTCTAGCTCAAGGAGTATTTCTTTTCTTCCAGGGGCCTTAGTGATTACGAAGTCTAGGCGTCTCTTAGCCGAGTAGTTACTAAGTGTTCTTTGAATCCAAGAATCTACTCCCGTTGTGTCGCCTAAATAAGATGCCAATAGTTCGTAGAATTTACTGGAGCTAATAAACATTAAACCTAAGGAATTGCTTTTCTTAACTGGTAGCTTAGACCTATAGTACGCCTTGACTACCTTAGATGATTGTGTCATGATACTGATACTCCTTAAAGTAGAGGCTCCACAATGGTGTGGGGCTTTTTCTTTTTAGCAGGGAACCACTCCCTACTTATTTAACCTTACAGAACCAGTTCTATAAAGTCAAGTGTCCTAATTAAATTTATTACGCCAAAGTTTATGATATAATGAAACCTAGGAAATACTTAGACAAAGGGAGTTTCAGATGGGTAAGAAGACTAGGAAGAACGCAAATTCACATAGCCTCCAAGTTGAGGTAGATAAGTTACATCATAAGATAGCTACGATAGACTTAGAGAACTCCGCTAGAATGGACAGCATCTATACAAATTTAATAACGGGTCAGGGAACCAGATCAGATGTCAATGAAATGACGATAATCAAACCCTTCATTCCTTATTCCATCTCGGACGTTGAAAATTTATTCGCCATGGAACCAATAATTAAGACTATAATTAGTACCATCACACGCTACGTGTTTAAGGACGGATTCCATATTAAAAGCGATAACTTAGACTATGATAGAAAGTTTAAGATATTATTAAAGAAGTACAAAGTTTGGGAGAAAATAAAGAGTACTTTCCTCAGCGGTTACGTTCATGGCCAATCCTTCATGCTCCTAGCAGTCAATGGGAAAGAGGATTACTCACAACCATTGTATTGCGATGACATAAAGAGGTTAGACAACATTTACGTCATCAATAGATTCTTCCTAGCTTCGTTTCCAGAGGAAGTGGACTTTGAGTTCAACCCTGCTTATTACTACATTATCAACCAACCTCTTGTTGCTGGCCAATGGAATCTAAATGATAGTGAAGCTCGAAGGGATTACTTGGATAGCATACCAAGAATGGGTGGACAAAAGATCCACAAAACTCGGATGCAAAGTATCTACGGGAATAAGTTAATGCCCTACACCTACCGTAGTAATCTACACTTCCATGATTCTTACATTCGTAGTATTCAGAATGCTGCGAAGAATTACTCCCAAGCTATGGATAACATTGCTACCTTACTTGGTAGGATACCTATGTCAATTAGTAAGATCTCTGGTCTTAATAATGCAATGTTAAGCCCTTCCGAGAAAGCTAAAATGGCCGCTTCAATGAGGGCTAGGGATAGATACAGGTCATCAAATAATTTAAGTGTTATAGACTCTACGGAAGAGTACGAATACTACACACCTAGTCTCGCTGGTATCAATGAACTCATAAGGGAGGCTAAGGAACGCCTTTGCTTGGAAAGCGATATCCCTCATGATGTACTATTTAACGAAGGTTCCATTGGGAATACTTCTGGCAGAACTGAGAAAAGCACGTTTCAAAGTTTCATTGACTCCGAGCGTACGGAGAAAGTGACTCCGATACTCGAGTACTTCATGAAGGTGTTCGAAAGTTGCGAAGGACTCAAAGTACCCGAGGACTCCGAGGTAGACTGGTCACATACTGAAAAGTTAACAGAGATAGAAGAAGCCCAAGCTTTCAGTGCCTATGCCTCTGGGTCAGTGTCCTTGGAGAGTCAAGGTTATGACTGCTCTGAGTTCCTTAACGAGAAGTACCCTGCGATTACTAGGCCTGAAGGATTCGAGGTAGACTTAGTGAACGAAGAAGACAAAGCTTCCAAGGGAGATAAAGATGAACCAAAGGAAAAAGACAAATAGAAAAATCTTAGCCCCCAAGTCAGAGGAGACTCAATACTCCCGTTGGTTGAGAAAGGTCATGGTAGGTTACTACAACTCCACGACCCCCTTGATCAACGCAGCATTAATACTACCGAAGAATGTGAACATTGATAACGTACTCACCAATGACTACGTTGATATATTTTTGTCTAAGATAGGGTTCAAAGAAATGAACAAAGTTGTGAATGATTCTCTGGAAAGGAGTGTCAAATACTTCCAAGAACCTGAGTCTAGAATAGCCCCCGAGGTGTTACAAAGGGCTAATACCTTTGAAACCCAGGAAACAGATAGAATAGTGGACACCTTGGCAAATATATTTGAAAAAAGGAAGAAGCAACTCCAAGAATTTAGGGCCTCGGTACTCTTTGATACTCCAGAGAAAGTGGAAAAGTTCTCTGAGAAATATGAGCGGCCAAAGTTCAAATTCTCTGATACTTGGAGTAGGACTAGTATCAATGGATTGAATAGGGACTTAGCTTTAATGCAAGCGTCCAGCTTAGGTTACACTAAGTGCCGATGGGATACATCAGGGGATGAGAGGGTAAGAAGTTCCCACGCTAAATTAAATGGGAAGGTCTTCGATATACGAAACCTCCCCAAAGAATATAATGATTACAATTGTCGATGTGTATTAACGCCTATTTTTGATTAGTACCGTCTTATTCTTAGCTTCTTCGAGGTACTTGGCTCCAAGAGTTTTGGCTACGTTACTCGGGTTGAGATTCCCTTTCATAGCTTCCTTTACGACGTCAAGGGTGACTTTGTTTATTGCAGACGCTTGTTCAGTAGTTAACTTTTGACGAACACCTGTTTCATGCTGACCTAATGCCAATTCATTGATACGCCTACTAATCTGAACGCAATAACCTGTGTGGTCTGTTTTCCCTTCGAGTGCTTCCCTTTGAGCGCAAGCAACTGCCTTTAGCATTTTATCGGCGATGGAAAGTTCATCGCCTTTTTGACGCTCAACAGTTCTAGGTTGTGCTTTGAGTTCTGATTCACATTGAATGAAATACTTTCTAACCTTTCTACCAATCTCGTTTCGTTCCAGCATTGCAATTTCTTTTGCTAGGTTTAATGACAATACAATAACAATCAGCTCTTGAAGTTTCCCAAATTTACCAGGAACGTTTTTTTTGACGACGCTAAAATCAACGTTTTCTTCTGCCATTGTATCGACAATTCTTTTCTTTATCCAATGGCTGAACTCTGTACCTACTTCCAAAACACTGTGTAATTCCCTAGCGTCAACACTGTTTACATTTAAGTTATCATTGAATACTATTTTAACTAATTCCATTTTGTTAGCTCCTTTGTTATTTGCAATTCCAAGTACTCAATATCAAAGCAACTAATAAAACAATTGCACCCCAGAACACCATGACGAATAACTTACAAAGAATATCGAATTTAGATTCATCCATAGTGACTCCTGGTATCTTTTCATCCAAGTTTCTTTGCACTACAGTGGTTACTTTTTCCCTGCGACTCCGTGGTTTAATTTTCATTCTTAACCCCTTCGTATTTGTCGGCGTCTCTGACTCTTTTAAATCCTTCTAGGACTTCAAGCATAATGGAATTTAAAGTCTCATAGGGACGTTGAACTACTCTAACATCCCACGCTGCAAGGATTACTTTGTAAGTACTAGATTCGTCTAACAGAGTAATTGTAGTACTCACCTTCTTATTCTTCCAAGGAGGTCTGACGTAGTCAACTTTAGGTACCCATGGCATTATGTAATAACCATCGTCCATTAGAACTTCGTCCCTAATTAAATGGTTAATTACTTTGTCTAAGATTTCGTAGCTAGTACAAAGGTAATTTGCTAATCTATCACTTGTAGTACATAGAGTCCTAGATCCATAAAGGTTCTCATATTGAATCATTTGGAACCACCTTTCTTAGTTACTTCAACCAATGGAGCAGTGTACTTAGGTGCCAAAGTTTCATAGACTTGCTTAGGGTTCGTCACTCCTTTGATTGCAAGTCTAGCAACGTCAGCATTGATAGCATTTAGTCGAATTTCAAAGTTTTCAGGCATATACTGACGAATACCAGGCTCATGGGTTCCAAAGCACAAAGTATTCACAACTTTTGCTATGTTAATGCAATACCCTTTGTGGTCAGTCTTACCTTCCAACGAAGCTCTTTTATCAATGGCTACTTCGAGAACGAGTTTATGGAACTCACAAGCTTTGTCCCCTTTTGTTCTTGCTACAATCTTAGGTTGTACTTTGAGTTCTTCCCTCATAGATTGAAAAGCTTTGGTGTAAGTAATCTTCCATTTCACAGCGTCCTTGCCTGTGAACCCCATCAAAAGAACGGTAGTGAAAGTTTCATCGAGGGCATAGAATTTTTGACTTCTATTTTTTCCATCTTTATAGATACATTCTTGGTAATTTAAATCAGGGGAATTTCCCCCCGATTGTATCAACTCACTGATACTAAATAGGACATCGCTATGGGCTTTACCCGTGAACTCCGCTACCTTTAGACTTGTGGTAGCAATTACCGATGAACCACCTAGGTTCTCAAATTTAACTAATTCCATTGGTACTCTCCTCAGAGTAGGGAGCCATTAGTGACTCCATAATTACAATAGCACTGGTTCTATTCTAAGTCAAGTAAATCTAAGGTAAATAAATTTGACATTCATTATAGTATTCGGCATAATTTATAGCGAACAAGGTATCACTATTTGATAACTCAAGGATGAAAGGTTGCTGTGTGGTAAAGAGATTCGATTCATTTAGAGTTCAAGGATTTAAAAGAACTCCACAGGGGTACCTATCTCTTAGTGGCGTAGTGACAAGATCTGGGATCTTTAAGTATGACACTGGGGATGAACTACGCCCTGAGGACGAAGTACTTAAACAAGAATCCTTAGATACTTTAACTGCGTTACCAGTTACTTACCCTCACCCCCCTGATCTATTGGAGCCTAGTACTACGGCCCAATATCAAAAAGGATTCTTAGTTGGGAAGCCTCAATCAGAACGTAGGGATAAGGTACAAGTAATTAAAGTAGATGGGATCATTGTGACAGACCCTGGGCTTATTTATGCCGTGGAGAACAAAGAAGTCGACGAGTTTTCTATGGGTTACACGTGTGACTTAGACGAGACACCTGGTGAACTAGATGGTCAACCGTACACCAAGATTCAACGGAACATAATTTATAATCATTTGGCATTCGTACCAGACGCCCGTGGTGGTCGTGTCTGTACGATAACAGAGGAGACCGACGGAATGGCGAAAAAGTTGGACAGCGTTGTCCGCACTGACGCAGGTGACAATGTAAGTAAGAAAGAAGAAAAGAAAGAGGACAAGAAGGACTCTGAAGGTGAGAAGGAAGAAGAAAAGAAAGAGGACAAAAAGGACTCTGAGGAAAAGGATAAAAAAGAAGATAAGAAAGACTCTGAGGAAAAGGATAAGAAAGAGGACAAGAAGGACTCTGATGATGACCGTATTAGCAAATTGGAAGCTAAGTTAGATGCTCTCATCGAATCATTGAGTGGTAAGAAAAAGGACGCAACGGATGACGGGGACAATGCCGAAGGTTCTGCTTCTCCAGGTAAACAAGGAAAGATGGACTCAATATCATCATTTCTCAGCGATTTCTCTGACCCATTTGCTGTACTAGGTACTAGGGGGAAGAGGAATGACTCAGCTATCACTTACACTGAGTACAACCGTGACAGCTTCATCAAAGACCTTCAATGCAATAAAAGAATGGACTCAAAGGATTCATCGTCAAAAGCTGCCTCCAAATTTACTGAGTACAACCCTGACGACTACGGTACTGAATTTGTTTAATACTTACTTTCAATAGGAGAATTGAATCTATGGCTTACATTAAGAATATAAACCCATCCTCTGGTCTTCCTGGTCAAATTGCTGACTCTAACCCTTATTCCCTTAATACACTCAATAATGCTGAGGGTACTTTAAAGATACCGTTCGGCGCAGCTATGAAGTTAGACGCAGCTTCTGGGGGATACAAATTACCTGCTGCCGCTGGAGACATCACTAATACAATGTCCGTCGCTATAATTGGTACTCGTGGTTTAAATAGTTCCTATGTAAATGGAGTTCTAACAGTAGGTGAAGTTGACGGAGTATCTCCTGGTAACTCAGTAACGGGGGCACACCAAGGGGTGATCTATGTTCAAGTAGAAGAAGCTGTTCAAATTGGCCAAGCTTGCTTCATTAGATTCGCTTCTGGAACGGGTGGAACTCAACTTGGTGCATTCAGGGCAAGTGCTGATACTGCAACTGCTGGAGCACATCCTAATTGGTACTACTTATCTTCTGCTCCTGCCTCTGGTGTAGCTCAAGTTAGAGTGGTATAATACCCTCTAGCTTCCACCTCCAACTCACCCTCTTTTTAGAAAAGGACTTGATACCATGGGATTATTAGAAACCAAGTTATTGTTTGCAAAGCAATCAAAAGACCTATCAGATTTCGTCAACAGCCCTAAGAGATGTAGCCACTACGACGAGATTGTTTTCGGAGCTACAAAGAAGATCATGGAGCAACGCCCTACTCTTCGCTTTGACGCTAACTTAGTTCTTCAAACATACGAAATGGCCATCGACGTTGATAAAAGAATCGTTAAACAAATGGTTCAACAAAGTTGGTTACGTGAGAACTTCGATAACTTCCCTAGTGAAAAAATGTTCTTTGAGTACACTGGCGTCAATCCAGTAGATAAACTATATTTACCTCAGTTAATGGCTGCTACTGGAGCTAACAACGCTAACCAAGACGCTCAGATCGCTAACTATAACTCAGAATCTGAAGTTGAAGTTGTAAGAGCTTACTCCAGCTCATTACGCCGCCCTATAGTTGAAAAAGCTTATGGCTTTTATCTTGGATTAAACGACTTAGAAATTGCAGCGGCTAAATCAATGTCCCTCCAAGAAATCCTTTCTGACAGCGTAGCTACTTCATTAGCTCTCTTTGAGCAGAACTTCGCACTCAAGAGTACTTTTGGTAACGCCCCAGAGGAAAAAGGCTTATTCAATAACACAGCAATTGACAGTACTATTACTACTACTATTAACTGGACTACTGCTGCCACTGGTAGAGCTATTCTTGATGATATCAATAAAATTATTGCGACAATTATTACAAAAACTGTTTCTGTTTTTGAAAAGAAGATGCCAATATGTATCATTACTTCTCGTCAAAACATCAACATTCTAAAGAGAGCTTACGGGGACTTAAATGGTAAGAGTGTTCTTGAGTTCTTAACTGAAAGAGACATTCGCATTGGTGGTATGCCAATAATTCCTAATAATACTATGTATGTTTATTACAACCACCCAATGAACCTTGAGTTGTCAACAGCTCGTATGATTGAAGCTCGTCCTCAATCCTACTCCGCTGAGAAGCTTGCATACTTCGTTCCATACCGTAACGTCACTGCTGGACTCACTGTTAAACGCCCTGAATCAATTTACAAGGTAACGGGGATAGGAGTTTAATCCAATGACTGCCTTTACTGTCAATGATGTAAAGGCTTTCTACTCAAGTGATAAGTTGATTGCTGTTGTACCTGACGCTAGGATTCAATTCTGGATCGATGACATCGTAGATAAGGGTATAATGGACGAAGACTCTTGGGGGAAGCTTTATAAAAATGGATTCATGGCCTTATTGGGCCACTTTTTGTATTACATGGAATTACCAGTGGTGAGTACTTCAGGAGCAATGATAACAAGCGACGGAACCGCTAAGGTGTCTAGGTCTTTCGCTGTGAAAGCGAATGTTGATAACTTTGATTCCGAGTACAGCACTACTAAGTACGGTAGACAATACTTATCCTTACTTAATAGATTAGCAGTGACTTATGGTGGCTTTGTGTGCGTAGATGGTGGTTACTTATGAGCCTAATGGATAAGTTAAGATCCTTAGACGGAAAGAGTGTCACTATAGGGATTCATGGTGAAGAAGGTGAGCAAAAGAAGTTAATCAGAAGAATAGGATTCAACACTAAAGCACCATTGGGTACTAAGAAGGAATTAGTGAATCCTAATTTAACAGTATCCCAAGTTGCTAGCTACAATGAGTTTGGTACAAATAAGACTCCCTCGAGACCTTTCATACGGGGTACCTATGAGAAAAGAAGGCAGGATATCATTGACCAAACTGCGAAGTTTCTTTACCGTGACACTGAGAATGTTCTTAGCCATGTAGGTCTTTACGTCGTAAGTCTTATTCAAGAAGAGATAAGAAAGGGTATAGCCCCCGAGAATAGTAAGTACACTGTGGAAAGAAAAGGTTCCAGTAAACCTCTTATCGACACAGGTCAGTTGATTAACTCTATAACTTACAAGGTGATGGAATGATTAGCCCAGACTTTCTCCAAGTAATAAAAAGGGTATCTTTCAACCAACAACCCATCTCTTACAATAACTTAGGGTATGCGGTTCTACCTTCTTATTCCATTACCTCTATCTTAGCCTCTGTTCAACAAGCGGATTCCTCGCAACTTAAATTTCTGCCCGAAGGTACTCACTATAGCGACTATCAGAATATTTACACAGATAACGATATTTACGTAGACAGCACAGGAGTCTATCTAGGCGATTACTTTATAATAGATAATCAAGTTTATAAGACCCTAACGAATCAGAATTACAAAGCTTACGCATCTTTGTCCACTAATCATGAAGAAGCCTTACTATGTAGGGACAATAGATTAACTTACAATGGGACTACTATTAGTTTACCCATACCACAAATAGACTCTGTATACGCTCCAATGTTCAACCTAATTAAATTAGTTGCAAGTTGCTTTCCTGCTGGATTTAATGTTCTTTGGGCTTCTCAGCAAGAATTAAGACCAGCGTTCCCTTTTTGCTCTGTGTCAATAGAGTCAGTGCAAGACTTGGAGAGTACGAATCATGAAGACTACTCCCAAGGTACTTTGACATTCTCTAGGTCACAGGGGTTAAGTGTCAATTTTTCATTCTATTCCTACGACAAGATAGAAGCCTTCTCACTCATTGAAACTTTCAAACTGAAGTCCGCAAATAGCCCATATGCTACTAGCCAATCCTTGGCTATGATAAGTACCTCCAACGAGTCTTCAAGTATAACCTCTGAGCTATACGAGAGTCGAAGCATTTTTTGTGGTAAGGTTAATTGTAACTTTAGTTTAGAGGTCGCAGTCGGCCAAGCTAGTTCCCAAACAATCGATAAGGTGGCATTCACCCTATCAGCTCATTGAAAGGACATTACCCTATGACTGTCAACGTATCCTGGATTAGTCAAATAAACGTTATTATAAACACAGCATTACTGCAAGCTCCTACATTCAACACTTGCATGATAGTCGGTGTGTTCCCGTTAGCTTCGGCTCCAACTTCATGGGCTGGAGGTAAGACCAAAGTTTATTCCGATGCAAGTGCTGTAATCTCAGATTTCTCTACTAAGATTACGGGGGTAACTGTCCAAGATAATAGATACCAATGGCTAATAAATGACGCAGTTAGTTTCTTTGCTCAAAAGCCTACGCCTTCTCAATTAATTATTGGACAAATGGAACCAACTGCTACCCCCGTTGACGCTATGAATAATTGGGTGAATAGTAACAATTCATTCTTTGCATTTACAGTAGCTGATCCTATTACTGCTGCTTCCGTGTCCGCTGCTACAGGGTGGAAAGTAGCAATTGAGAGCCAAGTATCGCTAGGTAACATTAAATTTATGTTCGTAGATACCGTTGATACAGCTATTGCTACCACAATTCAAACCGCTGGTGGTAGTGACTATATCGCTATCTTTAACCATTCTCAGAATTTCACCCCAGTAGCTGGTGGGTCAACGACTCCTTCCTCTTATTCCGCTGGACTCATGGGTGCTTATTTCACTACCCTTTTTACCTCTGGAGTAGGGTTAAAGCCTATCTCTGGTCAGCAGATAATGGGATTACCAGGAGACCCTTTGGTAACTACTTCAAACATTGGAATACCAGGACAAGTTTCTGGTTTAATAAACGTTGGTAACAACGTATTCCCTTCCTTTGGGAACACTGGATTAGCATTGGCTCAGTATGGATACACCTCTTCCAGTAAGCCAGCTAGCCAAAGGTACGTACACGAAATCATCGGAGCAGCCTACATTCAATTAGTCACTCAATCTGACTTATTCAATTTGATCACATCATATCAACCACAAGGTGGGTTACCTTACGATGACACAGGGATTCAACTACTTGTGAATACTTTCTGCGGTTCTCTACAAAAAGGGGTGGGACAAAAGATAATTCAGCAATTCAGCTTGTCAGATATCTTCTTCAAGCCATTAAAGGACGTGTCCCTCGCTAACCAAGCTAATAAGATATATAATGACCTAGGGGCGAACTTGAAATTCCTATCCAGAATACAAAGGGTTTCTGTTAACCTTTTCATAAACATTTAATCAACGAGGAGAACACGATTTATGGCTCAAACAACTAGGCAAGCCTTTTCAACGCTTAATCATAAGATAACGTTTGGGGCGATAATAATTAGTGGTTATGCTAAAGGGAACTACTTAACCATTGCTCCAAATACTGACATCGCCTCGCAGGATAGTGGTAGTGATTCAGAAGTTAATACTACGCTAATCGGTAATAACACAGCTACTGCGACTCTAAGAGTAATGAGTTCCAATCCTAGCTTTAAATTACTAAAGGCTTCTGCTGTGGCTTTTCAAACACTAGGAACTTTTTTACCATTTGCGTCAATAAATATGGCGGACGCAACGAATAACATAGTGTCCTCAGACGCTAACATAATTCGCCATGCTACTGAGACTTATTCTAATGACGTAGCAGACCAAGTTAGGGAGTACACAATCTTCCTTCATAATCCATTGAGGGTATGAGTACTAGGGTAGTGTCCGTTGATTTTAATATACTCGGCAGCTCTAAGATAAGCCTTGTGAGCTGCTATCTCAGTGCGATAGTACCCAATGTGGTACTTAATTCCTTTGAATCTAATGTAGGATATCCAAGTACCAGACCTCTTGTAGAAGCTGGCTCCTAGTAACTTACCACCCTTTCTCTTGGAATTATTTATTCTTATGTCCCTGGGATTAGATTCTCTAAGGTTCGAAATTCTGTTCGAATCCCTATCACCATCAATGTGCTCGAGGTCAATAGGTTCTGTACCGTATACGTAAACCCAAGCTAACCTAGCAGCTCGATACATTGACCCATCCAATTCTATCCATCGATAACCTAAATCATTGACCCAACCTGCCATTTCACCTTTTTTCTTTGAGCCATAGGGAACCTTGTACTTAAAGATCCCTGTGGCTGCTTCGTAACTAAGAACTTCTTTTATTCTTCCTTGTGTAATCATTGGTAAATCCTCCTTGACTCTATTATGCGCAGAACCCTTTCTATAGTCAATAGCCTCAAAGGGTCAAAGTCTCCCCTCGGAATTTTCTCTCGATTTTTCTCTTGCATCTCTTTTTGGCACATCAGAGTTATCTATGGTACGACTGAAATCTCTCGTTCTCTCGTTTCTCTCGAGGTTTATTACTAATTCTTTAAAAAAATATAAGAAGAAGGATTTTTTGAGAATAAAAAAGAGGTCTTTTAGTCAAGAGAAATCTAAGATGTCTATGGTAATAAAGGTTAAGTTACCCGAGAGGGTTAGATAAGAGACCTAAGAGAACTGCGAATCTTGGCAGGATTCCTTTGGAATGCAACTCGAACATACTCTGGGTCATCATGGGACAACGAGAGAACACGCATAAAGTGCTCCTTTCCCATCACAAGGATTCTTTGGTACTCCTTAGCTATGTACAATTGAACCTCTGATTGGCTATGAAAGTCCAAGCTCTTAAACTCATTAACTTGGAAAGAAAATACTTCCTCAGTCTTAAAGACCTTTTTGTTATCATACACATTGTAGATGTAGTCAAAGACGTCCTCGGAGTAAATCTCCCCAATGCACTCAACCTCCTCTTCGAAGGCATTACAAAAAGCTACTTTGAACTCAACGAGTCTTTTTTTAACTTTATCAAAGTCTCTTAGATAATTTAGTAATTTTAATACCACCACGGGTGTTTGTTTAATAGTTACCATGTTGCTTTACCTCCTAAATAAATGTAAGATACCTAGAGTCTTAGATTATCATATCTACTGTAATTTCGCTAACATTAGGAGGATTTAATGGTTCATCAGGTGACTATAGACGGAGTGGAGCTTACGTTCAATCGACCCTCTCTGGCCATAGCAAATAATTGTTGGCCCTTTGTTTTAAACTCCATGACTAGGATGTCCTTTGGGAATTTTAACGTGTTCTCAGACGTCACCCCATCTATGATCGAAGTTCTACAAAAAGCTGTATGCTCTACTACTACAATAGTGTCTGAGGATAAACTTGGAGTAAAGGTTAGGAGGTACTTAGAGCTAGACGACTTAGAAGAACTCAATCACTCCTGGCCATTGATACTTGGCACATTCTTAGAACATGGATTCGGCCTTTTTTCCAAGTTCCAAGTAATTCAGAAGCTTCTCTTACTTGGGACAACTTCAGAGGACGGCGTAGAAAAAGAGAAGCCATTGGAACCAGCGAGACCCGTAGTGTCATCGACTTCAGAAGAATTGCCCTTGTTCTAAGTAAGCAAGGCTTTGGTAGTTACATGGAGATTTATAATCAATGGACTACTGAGGATTACATGACTTGGTTTAATATGACTAATGAAGAAAGACTTAGAGAGGAATTTAACAATGGCCCAGGAACTTGAAGAACTTCTTATAAAAGTACGAATGGAACTTGATAATAAGGACGTGGAGGACGCAAAGAAGAGACTCGAGAACCTTCAAGTCAAAGGGCAAGGTGTACAGAGAAGATTGAACGGCGCAGCTCAGGGTGGAAGTGATTCGTCATCTGGGTTGACACCTGTTCAATTAATGGAAAGAATCACCAAGCAATTACAACCTAATTTAAAAGCCGAGAGCTACTTGAAAGCTTTGGTAAGCCTTACCACTCAACTTCTTTCTACTTCTAAGAAAAAGAAAGGGGACTTGAACAGTAAGAGCACAGAATCCACAGTAAACCAGGATGAGAACATCCTAACCAAAGGTGCAAGCGCAACAAGCGTTATTCCTATAATTGGAGCTGTAACCGCTGGAATTGCCGCTGCTGTTATCGCAGTTATGGAATCATTGCAGACAAAGATGTCCGATAAGTTAAACAGAGAAATGGGATTGTCTAAGCTCTCTTTTCAAACAGGTAAGACTACTGATTCTCTATACAGACTCAGTAACCAATTTGAATTAGCAGGAGGGTCTCTTAAAGAAGTAATAGGTGCAGGGAAAGCTTTGCAGCAGGAACTTCTATTTGGTATGAGTGACCAGAAGGCTATGATGGCTATGGCATTAGGCGTGAATCCAATTCAATTGATGAAGCAAGCTAAGAATGACCCTATGAAAGCGATCGAGATGCTGAATGCGAAGATTAGCCAAAAGACTCAAGGGATGCCTGCGAGTATGGTGTCCACTATTAAAGAAGGGATGGGAATACCCTTGGATTCTCAATTTGCTTTTTCAAATAAGAACAAGGCTAACGTAGTAAGTGGAGCTTCAGCGATATCATCGGACAGAGGTTCTCTGAACAATGATGCCATTCAATCTCAGTTTGTAGAATTTAACACCGCTGTTAAACGAATGACAGCTTCCATGGATAAGATGCTATCAACACAAGCAGTGACCCAATCAGTCCTAGGGTACGTGAATATGAAGGCAAACGCAGTTACGTTGGTTGCTTCGTCTGTATCAGGACTTAGTGACTTTATTATGAAGAGTGCAAATGTCTCATCAACCAACCAGAGTAATCAAGCTAGGTCAGAAAGCACTAGAAGGTCTGACGACAGCACTCTCACAAAGGTTAGTGATTACATGGGGAGTAAGATATCTTCTTTTGCAGAGTCCCTAAACGGGTCAAGGAATAATGCTACTCAAACAAAGTCAGGGGGTAACT